GCATGCTAGACGAAGAGATGCAGCAAGATCCTATGACAGATTTTGATGCCAACCTAGTAGAGTTCATGGAAGAGTCGGATATTGTGGATACAGCTTTGGAACTTTATGAAGGTTATACAGTTGATAAAGAGTCTAGAGAAGAGTATGACAGTATTGCAGAAGACGGCGTAAATTTATTAGGTCTACAGTACGAAGAAAGTTCTGAACCTTTTCCAGGAGCCTGTGGTGTAACTCATCCTGTATTAGCTCAAGCAGTTGTTAAGTTTCAAGCAAAAGCATTTAAAGAATTAAATCCTACAGAAGGTCCTGTTCGTACTAGAATAATGGGAGTACAAACAGAAGCGAAACTACAACAAGCAAATCGTATTAGAAATTTTATGAACTGGCAAACACAAATTCAAATGCCAGAGTATGGTCCTGAGTTAGATCGTTTGTTATTCCATGTAGCTTTATATGGATCTGCATTTAAAAAAACTTATTGGGATGTAACACTTAACAGACCAATGACTCAGTATGTTAAAGCTGAAGATTTTTATGTAGACTACTATGCATCTAATTTAGAGACTGCTGAAAGATTTACACACAAGTATTCTATGTCAACTAATCAAATTAAAAAGTTACAAGTTGCTGGAGTATTTGCAGATATAGATTATATAGAAGATCAATCTATTGAAGAAAGTGATGCACAGCAAACAGCTGATGAAGCTGTAGGTTTAAGAAAGCCATCACAAAATTTAGATAGAGTAGAAATTTTAGAAATGCATGTAGACATAGATCTACCTGGTTTTGAAAATCCAGATGGCATTAAATTACCATACGTTGTTTACATGACAACAGATCAAAAAATATTTTCTATTAGAAGAAACTGGAATCAACAAGATCCTTTACAAAGAAAGAAACAATATTTTACACACTACACTATGATACCTGGTCTTGGCTTTTATGGCTATGGTTATTTACATCTTATTGGTGGCCTAACAAAAACGGCTACTTCTTCACTACGCCAGCTAGTAGATGCTGGTACTTTTGCTAATTTACCAGGGGGCTTTAAAGCGCACGGTTTGCGTGTCTTAGCTCCAGATGAGCCGATTGCCCCTGGTGAGTTTAGAGAAGTTAACGCACCCGCAGGTGATTTAACAAAAGCTTTACAACCTTTACCGTTTAAAGAACCTTCTTCTACATTGTATAATCTTATGCAGTATGTGACAAACGCTGCTCAACAATTTGCAGATGCAACTGATAACATCGCAGAATCAGGAAGCAACTATGGTCCAGTTGGTACTACACTTGCATTACTAGAACAATCTAGTAAACTGTTTGCAGCTGTACATAAAAGAATGCATGAGTCACAAACAAAAGATTTAAGAATCCTTGCTAGATTAGATCATGAATATCTTCCAGATGTTTATCCATATGAAGTAGCAGGTGGTGCACAACAAGTTTTAAGAGTGGATTTTGATTTAAAGAGTATTGATGTAATACCTGTATCTGATCCTAATATGCCAACTGAAGCACATAGACTTGCTAAGTTAAATGCTATTATGGAACTAGCAAAACAAAATCCTAACATGTATAACATGCAACTTATATCACAAGAGTTGTTTGCAGCTATGGGTGTAGAAAATCCACAGTCATACATGAAACAATCACAACAACCTTTTAGTGGTGATCCTGTTACAGAGAACATGGTTGCTTTAAAAGGAGGGGCACTACAAGCTAGGCCTGATCAGAATCATGATGCACATATAATAACTCATGGAACGTTCTTACAAAACCCAATGTATAAATCTAATCCACAAGTACAACAAATATTAATGTCACACATTCAAGATCACTTAGCTCTCAAGTATAGACAAGAAATGGCTCAAATGATTCCAGATGCTCGTCTGCAACAAATGGTAATGGCACAACAACAATTGCCACCTGAGTTAGAAAATGAACTAGCTTTAGTTGCAGCAAATGCTTCTGATTCTGTGTTACAATTAAATGAAGCTAAGATGAAAATTTTAGAGGGTGAACAAAAAGATCCTCATATTGAAATACAAGAAAAAGATCTTGCACTACGTGCACAGAAAATGATGAATGATTTAAAAATTGAAGAAGATAAGTTAGCTCTTAAAGAAGCTGAAATGATTATTGATGATGAAAACAAAGACGACGATCGTAAATTAAGATTAACAGAAAAAGCTATGGATGTTGCTGCAAGAACAGGAGCAAACAAAGTTATGTTAAAAACTGATGGAGATTTATGATTTGGATAGTAACTGCAATGTTATGGTATCAAGATATCGACAAACCTATACAAACTGATTATATGTTAAAGTCATTTGATAAAAGATCAGAATGTTTAGACTTTGTTTTTTGGAATAAAGCAGAACTAGTAATGGAACTAGCAGAAGAAAAAGGTAGTTACAATGGACAGCCTTTAAAGACATGGGCTTTCTATTGCGAAAATAAACAACTAGAGGAAGTATGAAAAGGTTAGATGTAAGTGAAAACACCTCTATTTCAATGCCAGCACGTAATCTTATTAGCATTATTGGCGCTTGTCTTGTGGGTGCTTGGTTCGGGTTTGGAGTCATTGAGCGGCTTAATATTATAGAGTCAGACATAAGATTGATGTCTAAAGACTTAGAAGCTGCAAATACTTTTATAGATTCTGTCCCCAAAGGGGGCATGGTCAGTCCACAAGTCCAAGAGCTTTACATGTTGGTTGAGTATCTTGGCGAGAATGTAGATAAATTAAAAGAACAAATGGAAGCCGAGATACCTATGATACTAAAGAATGATATGGTAATACAGTTTCACGAAGAAAGATTAATAGACTTGGAGTCAAAACAAAATGGAAACCATTAAAGTAGTATTTGCAATACTGATGATACAGAACGGTTCAACAATTGAAATGGTGCCGACTGAAGGTTTGAGCGACTGCCTCAAGCAGAAACGTGTTATCTCACGCAACATCGGAGAAAAACAAGAAGGTATATACATGCAGTGCAAAGAAGTTACAGCATCTTTATATGAAGACATGGGTCGATTAAAAATTAAAAAAATTATAGAATGATAACAAGAGGACAAACTGGAATGACTACAAAAAGAAAACCAAAAAGTAAATCTAGAGTTAACGAAGCTGGTAACTATACTAAACCAGGAATGAGAAAATCTTTGTTTAACAGAATAAAAGCTGGAAGCAAAGGTGGCAAACCAGGACAGTGGTCAGCTCGTAAAGCACAGATGTTAGCTAAACAATACAAAGCTAAGGGTGGCGGATATAAATAATGACAAGTAGAAGGGTAAAGCCAGTCAGAATAAATAATGAATGGATAACTTCTACATATAAAAATTTTCCAATAAGAAGATTATTAGATGAAAAACAAAATAAAAAAAATAAAAAAAGTAATAAAAGGTTTGACTAAAGCATCAAAGTCGCATGCGGCTCAAGCTAAAACTTTAAAAGGCGTTTTAAAAAATGGCAAAAGATCCAAAAGTAGGAACAGGTAAAAAACCAAAAGGATCTGACCGTAGACTGTATACAGATGAGAATCCTAAAGATACAGTTAGAATTAAATACGCTACACCTGCAGACGCAAGAGCAACGGCTGCTAAAGTAAAAAGAATTAACAAACCATACGCTCGTAAGATACAAATACTTACAGTTATGGAGCAACGAAGTAAAGTTGCAGGAAAAACAAAACAAGCTTCGATAGCTAAGAAAGCTAAAGAAACTTTAAGGAAAAAACATGGCAATAAAAAAAAGTCAACAAAGTCTTAAGAACTGGACTAAACAGAAATGGAGAACTAAGTCTGGAAAGAAATCTTCTAAGACAGGAGAGAGATATTTACCTGAAGCTGCTATAAAAGCTTTAAGTCCTGCTGAGTATGCTGCAACTACTAGAGCAAAAAGGAAGGGCACAAGAAAAGGTAAGCAACACGTTAAACAACCAAAGAATATTGCGAAGAAAACAAGGAGATATAGATGAGCAAAAAAGATTCAAGATTGGCTAGAGCAGGAGTATCTGGTTTTAATAAACCAAAGAGAACTCCTAATCATCCAAAAAAGTCACACATAGTTGTAGCTAAAGAAGGAGATAAAATTAAGACTATTAGGTTTGGCCAGCAGGGAAAGAAAGTTGGAACAGTATCAGGAACTGCAGGTAAACCAAAAGCAGGAGAATCAGCTAGAATGAAAGCAAAACGTAAATCATTCAAAGCAAGACATGGTAAAAATATAAAGAAGGGTAAGATGTCTGCAGCTTATTGGGCTGATAAAGTTAAGTGGTGATCAATGAAAATATGTATAGTTAACCCAGGCAGATGTGGGAGTACTCTATTATTAGGGTATTTACATAAACGATTACCTGGTTATAGTTTAGTGTACGAAATAGTAAATCCTGTTTTACCTGATGTAAAAAATATTATTTTTAAATATCAATACCTGCATTGTTTTCAACCTTTGCATGGTGCAGATAAGTATATTATAATAGATAGAAAAGATAAAGAAGCATGGTTGTATAGTACTTACATGTCTAAAAAACATAATCATTTTCATGGTGCTTTAAAACAAGAGTTTGATTTTAATATGGAAGAATATAACAATGCAAAAGAAAATTTAAATATGCTTTATGATAACATGTGGGTACCTGAAAGAAACCGATTGTTATCTGAGGGTGCAGATATGGTATGGTATGAAGATATTAAAATAGATGAAGACGTATCTATTAATTTGCCTTATCTTGGAAATACAAAACTAGAACCTGTTTGGAGCACAACTAATCAATTACCAAATGAATACATTTACTAAAGCAAACGTACAAACATTAAACAATTGGATTGCAGAAAATTCTGCAGATAGTAATGAAGCAGACGTAACTCAAGAGTTATTAAACAGAGATTCTGTAAAAGAGTTGATGGATAATTTTGATACAGTTAAAAAAGAAATAGAAGATTGTTTGTCTCACATTGATCCTATAAAAGGCAGTCCTTATTTTATAGAAGACTTTGTTGACGATAAATGGTATAAATATTTTATACAATGGCATGGTCCTATAAGTGATCTATCCTACAAACTATTTCCTAAAACATTACAAATATACAATAAGTATAGCGAAATGACAGCTATGTTAGTTTCTATTTTAAAACCAGGATCAGTAATAGGCTTACATAATGGACCATGGAAAGGACACTTGAGAGGATTATTAGGTATAGATACACCAAATAGTTCTGACTGTTTTATAGAAATAGATTTTAAAAAGTACATATTCGAAGATAAAAAACTTATAGGCTTTGATGATACGTACATGCATTCAGCAGCAAACAATACCGAAAAGGATAGAATAGTTTTATTTTTTAACGTAGAAAGAAAAATGAATACCCCTGGAAATCAAATAATTTTAAACAAATGGAATAACCTAGGAGAACAAAATGGCTTATCTTAATCACAACATTCCCCCTTTTTCAGCTTACATCAGAAACGAATATCTTTTTGATCATACAAAGGGGCACGGAGAATTTACATTCTGTGATGTGCATTGTGTGGCTTCATTAGAAAGAAGAGCATTACTATTCGAATGCTTACTGCCTAACGGAGTTAATTGGACTCGTAGGCCTATACATTCTTTTGTTTGGAAGAAAGAAGCACCTAAGCATGATTTAAATATTCATCAGTATTGGGATTGTTTTTCTCCTTATGTAAATGTACAAAGAAGAAATAGGTTAGCTAATTGTAGAGCAGAACTTGTAGACTTTAAAGGAGA